TCTGATTTCTTTAAGAATCTGTTTTGAGTGAGGAGCAACCATCATGAACAACTACCTTTCCCACCATGGTATAGAAGGTCAAAAGTGGGGGCAAACTAATGGTCCTCCTTATCCCATTGAGCCTGGTAAACACTCAGCTGCTGAAAAGCGAGCAATGAAAAAAGACCTTAAATGGGTCAAGAAAAACGAAAAGAAAATCAAAAAGAAAGCGTACTCAGAGTCCGAGAAAGAACTAAAAGAGTATGCTTCTTTACTTTCTCAGAAGTACGGCCTGACCTCACGCGGTAAAATGAGCCGATCTTTCATCAATGCCTACAACCAGGGGATGGCTTCTCTAATGAATGAAAAAATTAAGGATTTAGAGGCACCCTCTGGACGAGTCGTACAATTTGTAGCCAAAAGAGGAGAGGTCGGCGTTTATACCGCGCTGGCAGACAGAGGTTATGACATGAATCAAGTTAAGAACGGCATATGGGGTTCCGGTAGGATCGCCTATAAGAAGACCACGGTCGAGAAAGCTGAATAAAGGAGAAACTTCATATGGCAAAAATGTCTTTTGGTTCCAGGCTTAGGAATGCTTGGAACATTTTTTTAAACAGAGATCCTACCGCGAACTGGAATACCGGAGCTGGATACTATTACCGTCCGGACCGATCTACATTGGCCAGAGGAATCGATCGTTCTATTGTTACTTCCATTTTTAACAGAATTTCATTAGACGTGGCGAGTATCTCAATACAGCATGTAAAACTGGATGAAAATGGAAGATACATTGAAACGATAGACAGCAATCTAAATAATTGTTTGACCCTGGAAGCGAACATAGATCAAACAGCAAGAGCGTTTTGGCAGGATGTTGTTTTGTCTATGTTTGATGATGGCGCTGTAGCTATTGTTCCAGTTGATACAGACGTTGATCCAAAGAACACCTCGTCTTACGAGATTCTTACAATGCGTACCGCGAAGATCGTTCAATGGTATCCGCAGCACGTGCAACTAAATGTGTACAACGATAGAACAGGTCAGCGAGAAGACGTGACTGTACCGAAATCAGATGTATGCATTATTGAAAACCCGTTTTACGCTGTTATGAACGAGCCTAACTCAACTGTTCAGCGTCTTATCAGAAAGTTGAATCTTTTAGACATTGTAGACGAACAGAGCAGTTCTGGAAAGCTCGATCTTATCATTCAGCTTCCATATGTTATCAAATCGCAGACTCGTAAAGATCAGGCTGAATTAAGACGTAAGGACATTGAAGATCAGCTTAGAGGTTCTAAATACGGAATCGCTTACATAGATGGCACAGAGCATGTTACGCAGCTCAATCGTCCAGCCGAGAACAACCTTATGGGACAGGTTGAGTACCTTACTAATCTTGTTTATTCACAGCTTGGCATAACCCAGTCGATTATGGATGGCACAGCAGAAGAATCTGTAATGACTAACTATTTCGACAGAACAATCGAGCCTATCGTGTCGGCAATCGTCGACGAAATTAAAAGAAAGTTCTTATCAAGAACAGCCAGATCTCAACGTCAGTCAATCAAGTTCTTCAGAGATCCGTTCAGACTTGTACCGGTATCTCAGATGGCAGAACTTGCGGACAAGTTCACGAGAAATGAGCTTATGACGTCTAACGAATTTAGACAGATTATTGGGCTGAAACCATCAGACAATCCAGAAGCGGATGAACTAAGGAACAAGAATCTATCTAAACCCGCGGGCGAAGCTCTAGACCCAGAACCAAGTCCATTCGCTGACGAGAAAGATAAAACCAACGGAGGAAGAATTCAAAATGAGCAAAAACTATGATTTCAGTGGCTGGGCCACGAAAAACGATCTTCGTTGCTCTGACGGAAGAATTATTCGGAAAGACGCCTTCAAAGACAACGACGGCAGAAAGGTTCCGCTGATTTGGAATCATGATCATACTTCGCCGTCTAGTGTTATTGGACATGCAATGCTCCAGAACAGAGACGAGGGCGTGTATGCTTGGTGCTCTTTCAATAATTCAAGGTCTGCCGAAGATGCAAGAGAGGCGGTAATGCATGGCGATATTGATCGTCTTTCAATCTATGCAAACCATCTCAGACAGAGTGGTAGTGATGTTCTCCATGGAATGATTCGTGAAGTGAGCTTGGTGCATGCCGGCGCTAATCCCGGCGCTCGAATCGATAATGTTATCGAACACATGGACGGTTTTGAGGACGAATGCATTATCTCTACCGGAGAATACATCGAACTTTATCACGCCGATGGCGGAAAGCCTGAAAAAGATGAAGACGATGATAAAGAAGAAAAGAAGGAGGACAAAGAAGTGAAGAAAGATGACGAGAAAACCGTACAGGACGTTATCGATTCAATGAATGAAGAGCAGAAAACAGTTATGTACGCTCTTGTAGGACAGGCTTTAGAAGAAGCCGGAAATAATGAAGCAAAACATTCCGAAGAGGAGGAAGACGAAGACATGAAACACAATTTATTTGAAGGTGCAGAAGAGCAGGGTGCAGTTCTTTCCCATTCTGACATTGAAGATATTTTCAAGAGCGCAAGAGAGCATGGTTCTCTGAAGAGAGCAGTTGAAGATGCAATCATTCAGCATGGTATTACTGTTCCGCAGGGCGAAGTGATTGACGATTATCTGTTCCCGGAAGCTAAGAACCTGAACGTTCCGCCCGAATTCATTAAGAGAGAAGACAGCTGGGTATCAAAAGTTATGAATGGTACCCATCATACTCCGTTCTCTCGTATCCGCAGCATGTTTGCAGATATTACTGCTGACGAAGCTCGTGCAAGGGGATATGTAAAAGGCAATCAGAAGGTAGAGGAAGTCTTCTCCCTGCTTAAGAGAGAAACCACTCCGCAGACTGTGTACAAACTGCAGAAGATGGATCGTGATGACGTTATCGACATCACCAGCTTCGATGTTGTTGCATGGCTTAAGGGCGAAATGCGGATGATGCTGAACGAGGAAATCGCTCGTGCGGTGCTTGTTGGTGACGGAAGAAATGCTCTGTCTACCGATAAGATCAAAGAAGACAACATTCGTCCTATCTGGACCGATGATCCGCTGTTCACCATCAACAAAGTAGTAACCCTGGCTTCTTCCGCTACCGATAACGAGAAGGGCAAAGCTTATATCAAAGCTGCTCTTAAGGCCCGTAAAGATTACAAGGGTTCCGGAAATCCGACGTTCTTCACCACAGAAGATATCCTTACTGATATGCTCCTGATTGAAGATCTGAACGGACGGAGAATCTATGAGTCCATCACTTCACTGGCTACTGCTATGCGCGTGAAAGAAATCATTACTGTTCCAGTAATGGAGAATCTGACCAGAACCGTAAGCGGAGCTACCAGAAACCTGATTGGTCTTATTGTCAATCTGAATGACTACAACATCGGTGCTGACAAGGGCGGAGCAGTGACCACTTTTGAAGATTTCGATATCAACTTCAACAAGTATGAATATCTGATCGAGACCCGTTGCTCAGGCGCTCTGACCAAACCTTACAGTGCAATCGCGCTGGAAGCGGTTTTTCAGTAAACTCCGCCCCTAGCAATGGGGATACCGCTGGCGGAGAATAATAAACATAAGAGGTAATTCAAAATGGCAAAGTATAGTGGACAGATCGGCTTCGTACAGAACCAGGAAACCTATGAAGGATCCGGAGTCTGGATCGAAGAGATCATAGAAAAGACTTACCGTGGCGATGTATTAAATGACGTTATGAAATGGCAAGACAATACTCGTGTAAACGAGGATCTCAACATTAGCAATCGTTTCAGCATCGTCGCGGATACTTTCGCCATTCAGAATTTAGGAAACATGAGATATTTGACCTATCTCGGAGAGAAATGGAAGATCATGACGGTAGAAATGAATCGCCCAAGATTAACCATTTACATAGGAGGTATATACAATGGCACGACCGAGGATTGAGCTTCAGCGACTTCTTGAAACCACGGTTGGCGAAGGAGTCAAAGTATATTACCAAGCGCCTACAAAACTCTTGTTTCCTTGTGTGAAATATGAGCGCAGCAAGATTGACAATGATCACGCTGACAATAGGCCCTATATTTCCACAAAGCAATATACTTTGACTGTGATTTACAGGGATCCGGACTCTGATCTTCCAGATAGGATTTCGCAGCTTCCGTCCTGTAAGCACAGTACAAAGTTTATTGCTGACAATTTACATCATGATGTATTTACGATTAATTTCTAATGGAGGAAAAACATATGTCTAAATTAGTATGGGATGCTGATGGCGAGCGTTATTATGAAAATGGTGTGTCCAAGTGCGTGCTGTTTGTATACGATGCCACTCAGACAGATTATGGAAAGGGTGTAGCATGGAATGGTATTACTTCCATCAGCGATAGCCCGGAAGGTGCCGACGCAAACGATCTTTGGGCAGATAACACCAAATACGGCACCCTTCGTTCCGCAGAGAAAGTTAACGGAACAATCGAAGCTTATACCTATCCTACAGAATTCGAAGCTTGCGATGGCATCAAGAGCCCTGTAGCAGGAATGAAACTGCGTCAGCAGTCTAGACAGAAATTTGCCCTTTGCTACAGAACTGAGATTGGTTCCGATGCTGATCCGGAAGCGGGTTACAAGCTTCATTTCCTGTATGGTCTTACTGCTTCTCCTTCCGATCAGCAGCATGACACTGTAAACGACTCTCCGGACGCTGTTACTCTGTCCTGGGATTTCGAGTCTACACCGATCAACGTAACGATTGCTGGCGTAGAGTATAAACCCCTTTCTGCAATCACGGTTGATTCCAGAGATACAACGGCCGAGCATATGACAGCACTTGAAGCTAAGGTTTATGGAACAGATGCAGATGCTGTTGCTGGCACTACTGCAACTGATCCTGAACTTCCGACCCCGGCTCAGATTTATACTCTGCTTGGCGGAACAAGTTTGTAATAAACCCGGCTTCTGAGCCCGAAGATTCCAGGAACAATGATACAGAGGGCGAATAATTAGGGATAGAGCAGTATTCAGTTAGGCTGGCTGCTCTTTAATTTTAAGGAGGTAAACATATATGTACGCAAGAAAAATTGAATACGTTGATTACAACGGAACAAAGAGAGAAGAAACATTCTATTTCAATCTTTCAAAAGCAGAAGTCATCCAGATGGAGCTTGGCGTTAACGGCGGACTGACAAAGATGCTCGAAAACATGGTCGAAGCAGAAGACGGTTCCGGACTTTCCAAATTTTTCAATGAAATCATTCTCAAGTCCTATGGCGAGAAATCGCTCGACGGTAAGAGATTCATTAAATCCAAAGAATTGAGCGAGGCGTTTAGCCAGACTGAAGCATATAGTGAACTTTATTTAGAGCTTGTTACTGATGCCGAGAAAGCATCTGAATTCGTTAAAGGAATCATGCCTAAGGAGGCGGCTCAGGCCGTGGAGGATCATAACAAACCGGCTCTTGCGATGACGACCGTTTCTGAATAATGATAGGGTGAGAGAATGTTAAAAAACGGAGTCAACTATTTTACAGAGGAACTTCATTTGACCGTCCCCGAGCAAGAAATGTTTGACGAACGGACTAATACTTTTTTTACGTTTAAAGAAGCAACGATACGGGTAAAGCATTCTCTCATTTCTGTTTCAAAATGGGAGGCTAAGTATAAAAAACAGTTCCTTGACGGAAGAACTAAGAAAACTCCAGAAGAAACAAAAGATTACATTCGGTTTATGACAATAACTCAGAATGTAGACCCTATGTTTTACGAACTGTTAACAACGAAGCACTATAAAATGGTCAATGATTATATTTCCGAGTCCATGACCGGCACTAAGTTTTCCGAGCAAGAAGGAAAAGGAAGGAGCTATCTTAAGCCTATTTCCGCTGAAGAAATTTATTTTTGGATGACCGAATACAATATTCCCCCGGAATATGCCAAATGGCATCTAAGCAGATTGTTGACGCTCGTTCGGGTTTGTGGAATAAAGAAATCGCCAAAGAAAGGCAGAGGAAAACAGCCTGATTACAGGGCGATAAATAACGCACGTCGTAAGAAGCATCATAGCAGAGGTTGATAACATGATTAGATTTACCCAAAAGGGAGATTTTTCAAAACTCAGTGCTTATTTGCAGAAACAGACAAAGAAACAACACACGAGCGTTTTGGATCGGTACGGAAAAATGGGGGTTGACGCTTTAGTAAATGCGACCCCAAAAGACACTGGAAAAACGGCTAGCTCATGGTACTATGACACAATGGTTACAGACAACAAGATAACCATAACTTGGAGTAATAGCAATTTAAATAGTGGCGTTCCAATCGCAGTCATACTTCAGTATGGACATGCTACCGGAAGTGGCGGCTGGGTTGAAGGTCGCGATTACATAAACCCAGCAATGCGCCCAGTTTTCGATAAAATCGCATCAGAATTATGGAAGGAGATAACTGAGGCATGAGTCAGACAATTGACCAAAAAGTCGTTGAGATGAAGTTTGACAACTCGAATTTCGAGTCCAATGTCAAACAAAGTATGTCAACGCTCGACAAGCTTAAAAAAGAGCTTGATCTTGAAGGATCTGCCGAGGGTTTTAAAGAGTTATCTAAAGCGGCCAAAGAAGTCTCCTTCGATTCTCTTAGCAAGTCTGTTGATGAGGTTAAAGTACACTTTTCTGCGTTAGAAACCATAGCTACGACAGCTCTCGCCACGATTACGGCTCAGGCTGTTCAGACCGGAGTCGCTATGGCTAAGTCTTTAACAGTCGATTTAACTGGAGCCGGCTTTAATCAGTATGAAAAGAAAACCGAGTCTATTCAGACAATCATGAATGCGACAGGGAAAGACATTGATACGGTTAACGCATCCTTAGACAAGCTGATTTGGTTCGCAGATGAGACAAGTTACAGCTTTTCCGATATGGTCGACAACGTTGGTAAATTTACTTCCGTTGGCGTAGACCTGGATGACGCTTCGAAAGCCATGATGGGTATTTCGAACTGGGCAGCCGTATCTGGTCAGAATGCTCAGACAGCTTCTCGAGCAATGTACAACTTGTCACAGGCGATGGGCCTCGGCTATGTTAGCTTGATGGACTGGAAGTCAATCGAGTTGGCAAACATGGCTACTGCTGAATTCAAGCAGCAGGTAATTGACACAGCAACTGCAATGGGTAAACTCCAGCAGGGACAGGTTACCGTAGAGAATTTCCGAGAGTCATTAAAAGACAAGTGGTTTGACAATGATGTTCTTCTGAAAGTTCTTGGGAACTACGGCGATTACACTGAACTTGTTTACCAGAGAGTCCAGGAAACTGGAGAGCTTTGTGCTGAAGCCATGCAGAATGTCGCCGAGCAGATGGGCGGCAGTTACGAGGCCATTGGCGAGAAAGCCTTAAAAGCAGCGCAGGAAGCAAAAACCCTTACCGACGCTGTTGAAGCCACAAAAGATGCTGTAAAGTCTCAGTGGGCTACACTTTTCGAGAATGTTTTCGGAAATTACGAAGAAGCAAGAGTCACGTTCACGAATCTTGCAAATACTTTATACGAGATATTTGCTACCCCGATTGCAGACTTGAATGACACTGTCGAGGAAGCTATGGAACCGCCAGATGTTTCCCTTAACGATTGGCAGAATCTCAGAAAAGACATGATGCACGAGCTTGGTCTGACTTCTGATCAGTGGAAGCAGTTCGAAGAGGTAGTAAAGCAAGTCGCAAAAGATAGTGGCGTTGACATGGACGCCATCATGGAAAAGAATTACGGATCGTTTTCAGCGTCACTTTTGGATGGTTGGTTAAACACTGACATTATTAAAGAAGCGTATGATGAGATTGTAAACGGAACAGCATCGGCCGGTCAAAGCCTCGAAGCATACCAGGAAATAGTTAAGCAAGTATGGAATGGTGACTATGGCGTTGGAGAAGAACGTAGAACACTTTTAGAAGCAGCCGGGTATGATTACGAAGAGATTCAGCGATTAGTCGATCTTGGATATGATGCTGAGATTACGATGGACGATCTTAGCGAATCTGCTAGAAACCTCATTACATTGTATGGGGATGACCTTGCAGAAGCCTTTAAGAACGGTGCTGATGGAGTAGAGTCTTTTAGCGAAATCCTTAACACAATGTCTGGGCGGGAGCTTAGAAATGGAATTTGGGACAATCTTTTTAACGCTGATTATGGAGCCGTTGTCACTTATGTAACAACTATAAGAGAAGCATTTGCCGATATTTTCGGTACAATCGATAGCGGAGCCATTCATGACATGCTTGCTAAAATTTATGAATGGACTCTTAAGCTTCTAGACGAGGACAGGATCGATAGTTTTAAGACGACTGTTGAGAATATTTTTCATGCCGTACATTCTGGCGTAAATCTCATTAAAGGCGCTTTTTCTGTGGTTAAGGCGATTTATAGCAATACTTTAGGTCCGGTTCTTTCTGGATTATGGGAAATCGTTAAGGCAATTGCTAGAGGGGTTGGAGAACTTTTCGCAAGATTTGACCAAGTAACTGGAGAAACTACAATTTTCTCAACGGCCGTTGACTACTTAAATAAGGCGCTTGCCCCGGTCAAGAGAGTAATTGAAGCTATTTCGGATGGAATAGTCATATTTATTGACGCTTTGTTCAATGGAGAAGGCGTTTTAGAATCATTCAAAGATGCTGTTGACAACATAATAGATACCCTTTTCGGAAAGGACGCAGGATTTAATAAGAAGTATCAGTTCAGAGAGTTCCTTTCAAATCTGGTCAATCTTAAAGACACCGTAGCCACAACTTTCCGAAATATTGGCAAGCTAATTAGTGATTTCTGGAAAGCTATTCAAAATACAGAATTAGGCAAGAAGATTGCTGCTTTTGCGGACACTGTCGCAAATACGTTCAGAAAAGCATGGGAAGCAATCAAGACTTGGTTTAAGAATATTACTGGGAGCCTTGGCGGAGAAACTGATATTTTCCAAATCATTCAGAATTCATTGAACAAGTTCAATGGATGGATGGAAAATCTCGACATGGAGACCGTTGCTGAGAATGTGTCGTCAGCTGTACTTGGTTTTAAAGATCGAGTTAAAGATGCGTTTACAAGCGTAAGATCCTGGTTCGAGAATAATGAGACAGCCAATAGCGTAATAAGTTTTGTTAAAGAAAAGTTCCAATCGTTAAAAGAAGCAGTTGTTGGCGACAAAGAGGAGCAAGAAAAGAAGCCCTTCATCCAGCGAGTTCTTGACGGAATCAAAGCTGGTCTTGAGTGGTTTAAGGACAATCTCCCTAGTCTAATCGATACATTTAAAGGACTTCTTGGAGCCGGTGTTCTTGGTAGTTTAATTGGCCTCATTATTCAGATTAAGAGGTTGTTCGGTGGCGGCGGTGGCGTTCTAAAGGGAGTTACAAAGGTTTTAAATGGCCTCGGATTGGCGTTAAAAGGATTCGCATTCAAACAGATAGCAGAAGGTATACTCATGCTTGCCGGAGCCTTTGCTTTGATTCTTGGAGTTATTGGAGCGATCGCGTATTTTGTCGATCCTAATGCTTTAATGGCAACCGCAGAAGCTATATTTGTCATTTCGTTAGGCTTGTCGTTGCTTGCTGTTGCAATAGGTAAAGTGATCGAAGCTTTGTCCAAACAGGATGACGCTAAATCTTCTGGTAAAGACTTGATGTTCGAATCTATCGGTTCTGGCATTAAATCTCTCGCCGAAGGTGCCGGAGCCTATCTTAAATACAAAGGCGTTGCCACAATGCTTGTTGGCGTAGCGGTTGCTTTGGCTGTCATGACGGCCGCAGTGCTTCTTCTTGCAAATCTTGACACAGAAAAGCTTATCAAAGGCCTAGCCACCGTATTTGTTCTTTTGGCGATGCTTACCGCTGCAATGAAGATAATGACGGCTGGGAATTCGTCATCGTTCTCGCTCAGTAAGCAGGGCATATCGTCAACAAAGGTTGGCTCGCTTGGAAGCGCTGTTGGATTTATCGGAATGGCTGTAGCTATATTGATCCTTGTCGAGACAATAGCTGCCGTAAATAAGTACAATCTTCCTGAAATATTGAAAGGCATGGGGGTCATCACTCTCATTATGCTTGAACTTGCTGCCATGACCAGGCTGTCTTCTAAAGGGTTTGGTTTCAGTAATGGATTAGGAATGGTTCTGGCTGCCGTTGCAATAAAGTTGTTCGTAAGCACTATTGGCCAGATAAGAAAATACAATCTTGAAGATATTCTAAAAGGCGTTATCACATTAGGAGCAATCCTTCTTGAAGTATCACTGTTTAGTAGATTAGTAAGCAAATCCATCGATATCAAATCTGCGGCAGCTTTAGTTGTATTGGCTATTGCGATAAAGATATTTGCCTCGTCTGTCAAAGGGCTGTCCGAAATAGGTTTCAGCAAGCTTTCCAACGGCTTGATGTCGATGGTTATAATTCTAACAACCGTTGCCGGATTCACTTGGGTTATTAGCAAGATATCGAAAGATACCGAGAGCCTTGGCAATGTATTGCTTGGAATAGCCGGCATAATTGCCGCTGTTGCTGCCGCAATATGGGTTGTTTCTGACGCCATAAGTAAGGGTGTGAATCTTAGTGAAGTCGGGAAAGGCATCGGAGAACTTGCAGCATCTCTTGTTGAGGGGCTTATCACGGCCATAGTTAACTCTGCAGATACTATTATATCCGGTTTTATGCAGCTTTTAGGCACACTTGTTGATTATGCTCCGCAGATGGTCGACATGCTTGTGACGCTCGTAATCAATGTTTTAAACGCGTTGTCAACAAGAATGCCTGAATTAGCAGAAGCTATCGCGAACTTCTGTGGTGCGCTGATGGAGTCCTTTGCCGAAGCGTTCAAGGATGTAGACACCAAACCGTTAATAGATGCGCTTAATGAAATTCTATTTGCGACATTAGCCTTGACCGTAATCGGAAAATTTGGAAGCATTGGAAGCCTATCCAAAGGTCTTCTTATGATTGCCGAAGTCATTGGAGCGTTTGGTGTAATTATAGCTGCTTTTGGAGCATTGAATCTTATTGACGGATTCGATGATTTCATGGCAGGCGGCGTTGATATTTTAATTACAATTGCTAACGGTATTGGCGGATTCTTTGGAGCTCTTATAGGAAGCTTTGTTGGCGAAGCGGTTGAAGCATTTGCTAGTAGCATGCCGCAAATCGCAACATATTTGTCTGAGTTCATGACAAATTTGCAGCCATTTATAGACAACGCTAATAAGGTTGACGATACGTTTACGGATAGTATCAGCCGAATCATTGAAGCAATGCTCATGGTAACTGGAGCAAGCTTTGTTCAGACAATCACGGACGCTATGACAATATTTGTAGGCGGAAATGATATTGTCGAGTATATGAGCCATTTCAAAGATCTAGCGACCGCACTTGTTGAGTTCTCTGATATACTTAGCGGAAATATTGATACCGAGGCTGTTACTGCGGCGACGTGTGCAGCAGACGCTATCACCGAACTAACCAAAGCGGCACCTAAAACAGGTGGATTATGGGATTATATCGTTGGTACCTCAGACCTTGGAGATTTTGCAGTAAATATTGGTAAACTCGGCCAAGGTGTGGCGGATTTCTGTACTGATCTTCAAGGTATAGAAATAGATAGCGATACCGTTGGTGCAGCAGCAACCGCAATAGCAACTCTGTCCTCCGTGGCCCCAAGGCATAATGGTCTTTGGCAGTATATCGTTGGTGATCTTGATCTTGGTGAATTCGGAACGAATCTTGGAAAACTTGGTCAAGGTGTAAAAGATTTCTGTACAAAGCTTATAGGTATATCCGTAGATACCACAACAGTAACAGCTGCAGCCGATGCCATTGCTACGATTGTCGGTATTGCTCCGGCTCATAACGGCATTTGGCAAGATATTGTTGGAGAACAGGATCTTGGTTTATTTGCAGCTAACATAAGAAAACTCGGTAGCGGTTTAGCTAGTTTCTGCCAGATGATGGTTGGAATAGAGATAGACAAGACCACCGTTGAAACAGCTGCAGGAGCCATCGAGACTCTAGTTGGAATAGCACCAGCCGAGGAAGGCATTTGGCAGGATATAGCCGGCACAAAAAACCTTGGAAAATTTGCAGAAAACCTCAAAGATTTGGGTAAGGGCGTGCACGATTTCTGCGACCAATTATTAGGCGCAACGATCGACTCTACAGCAGGAGACGCAGCAGGCGTTATAAGCACTCTTGTAGCTATAGTTCCAGAAACAAATGGATTCTGGCAGGAGGTTACAGGCACTAAAGACATTGGAAACTTTGCTAGCAATCTTGGAATCCTTGGCCAAGGCGTAAACGACTTTTGTAGTAAGATTACAGGAACATCTATAGATGATTCGACAGTCACATCTGCTGGAACTGCGATTGGGGTAATTAAGGCAATAATTGATGCCGCTCCTCAAACGAATGGATTCTGGCAGGAAATCGTTGGCGAGAAAGACCTTGGTAAGTTTGGTCTTAATCTTTGGACTCTTGGTTTCGGTATTGAGAAATTCATCGATTCCACAAAGAACGTGACAAGGGTCATGGCCCAGAGAGCAAAAATAGCAGCTGAAGGCATAATTGAAGTTATAAAATTGCCTTGGCCTACTTCCGGAGGACTTGCTAACTGGATAAGCGGTGCTTTTGATGGCTCGGTTAGTTTCGAAGACTTAAAGACAACGCTTACCTCAATAGGCGATTTGGCAAAAACATTACAGACTGATTTTGCGGACGTTGTTGTCGCTGATATTGAAAGCGCTTACGAAGCAGCTGCACTTGTTTCGGATTTGCTAGCTCTTCCGTGGCCAGCACCGGATACAGATGGCTTTTTTGGATTTTTCAAAGGCCTATTTGTTGGATCCGACCAGACCGATATCACTTCTTTGAATTTATCATCAATAGGTTCCGCAATAAAAGGCTTTGCTGACAGCGTTGTTGGAATCAACCCGATGGCGGTCATGGGGGCAAGCTTATGCGGACAGATTATTTCTGCATTGGTGAGCAATGTTCCATCAGATGCGTCAATCGTAGCGAACATTTCGACTTATTGGACTTCTGTTGAAGAGATTGGCAAAAATTTAGTTGCTTTTTCTACATATACGGAAAAGCTTAACTACGCTACTATCACTTTGGCTTTGATTGCTATTGCGGCCCTTATTTCTACGATTAACTCAATGGCCAATGTGGACTTCGATAAAGCAACAAGCTTTTCTGATTCTTTGGGGTCGCTTGGTCAATCCGGTATAAATAAATTTGTTGGATCCTTTAATGACGCGAAGAACAAAGCTATTGGAGCGGCAGAAGATTTTGTTCGTTCAGTAGCCAGAGCTATTAAAAACGCATCGTCAGACTTTGAGTCAGCTGGTTCTAAACATGCATCGAGTTATATGACTGGACTTGCATCTCCGGTTAAACTTCTTGTGTTTGCGCAAACCGGTTTAGCCATTGCAAATGCAGTTGTTCTGGCATTAAATGGTGCTAAAAGCAATTTCCAGGCAGCCGGTGAAAACGATTTAGCAGGGTATGCTGTAGGATTCCTTCGTATTACAAATTTGTACATTGTTTTACAGAATCTTGCAATAACTGCTTCTCGTTACATGGATCGATACAACGATTTCTACATTTCTGGTCAGAATTGTATTGTTGGAGCTATCAACGGAATGGTTTCTTATTCTGTGGCTCTTAATAATACGGCGTACAATCTTGGCGTTAATTCAGTCAAAGCGTACAATAAAGGCGTTGGAGCGCACTCACCATCAGTTTACTTCGAGGAGTCCGGTAGGAACTGTATTCTTGGAGCTATTAATGGCTTTACCAAGAATACTCATTTGTTAACAGATACTGTCGAAGAAACAGGTACACTGACCGTTGACGCCATGACCAAGTCTCTTAGCGGATTGAACTTTACTGATTTGGATAGCACGCCTGTTATTAGACCGGTGCTTGATCTTAGCGCAATTCAAAATGGAGCTGGACGTATAGATCAGATGCTTCATACGGACACTGCTATTGGCATTGATGCAATAGAAGCTCAGAGAGTAGCGAACAGTATTAACAGATTGAATCTTGGCGATGCCGAAATCAACAACATTTACGATGATGCTAATGTGCTTAGGTCCATTGCCGATCTTGGGTCTCGTATAGACGACCTTAATACAGCGATTTACAACATGAAGATAGTCCTGGACAAAGGTGAGCTTGTTGGTGGAATTGTATACGATATGGACAACGCATTAGGGTCTTTATCGGCTAAGAAAAACGCGGGGGTATTATAAAACATGGAACGAATGTACGGAGTTACTTTCGGCAATAAACATAGTTATGATGACTGGGGAATCTATTGGAATGGTTATTCTGAGGGTTCCCCGGAACCTCAGCGTTTATTATTTGAGGTTCCTTATAAAAATGGTTTGTTAGATGCTACGCAGGCTTTAACAGACAAAATATTTTACAAGTCAAGAACAGTTTCTTTTGACTTTATAGTGCATGAGAACGACAAAACATGGCCAGAAGTAAGGTCTATGGTTAACAGCGATGTCCATGGAAAACATTTACACGTGACGATGGACACGGATTCTAATTATTATTGGGATGCGTACAAATGCACTGTCGGAAATTACTCCAATGAAGAAGAATTTATGAAATTCAATATCGAATGTGAGTGCTTTCCATATAAACTTAAGAAAGAGGTCACTACAAGATCAGTAGAAGTCACCGGTCAAGGCATTACTCTTACTTGCCCTAATTCGGACATGCAGGTTAACCCAACATTTACCACCGACCAAGAAGTTCAAGTTGCATTTACAGATTACAAGGGAACAATTGTAACAATTGCTATGAACGCTGGATCTCATACTTTTGACAATATTGAATTCTGGAAAGGTGACAATGTTTTAACCTTTAATAAAATGAGTAATAATGCTTCTGTGACCGTTTCATATCGAGAGGGGAGTCTATAATGGCTTATAGTGCTACTATAAATGATGAAGTATTTTTTAGTACTGATTCGATTAGCCCAGCGTTAGGTTTAGCTAGCGCAGTACTCGATAAAAAGGCTGGCGCTGCTGGTCTTTTTTCTTTTACAGCATTACCGAATAATAAATTTTATGATGATTTTCATCTCATAGAAGATTATATAGACGTTTATCGAAACGAAGACCTTTTATGGAGCGGAAGAGTTACGCATGTAAGCCAGGCCTTTGACCTTTCTAAAAAGATTGAAGCGCAAGGATTACTGTCTATTCTAAATGACACCATAATTAGGCCTTTCCTTCATGAAGGAACGCTTTATCAGCTTCTTTCTTTACTTATCTCGTCGCACAATAGTCAGGTCGAAGCGAAGAAACGAATAACCCTTGGCACAATTGATATTTCTGACGCTGCTTGTTATAGAGCTTATGAAAACTATGAGACAACCTATAGCAGACTCAGCGACCTTGTTGAAAGCTTTGGCGGATACCTCTCTATAAGGAAAGTCGACAGTACTTTATATTTAGACTGGAAAGAAATTACTGCACACAGCGTTCAAACTGTAGACTTTGGCGAAAACTTATTAGACATCACTAAGGCTAGTGATACAGAAAATTATATTTCTGTGCTCATTCCCTTAGGCGCTCAAATAGAAGACGAAGAAACAGGCGAGCGATACAGGGTTACAATCGAATCAGTAAACGAGGGCAGAGATTATATTTCAGTTCCTTATGCAGACAATAAAATAGTTGGCGTTCAGACGTGGGACGATGTTCATGAGCCGTTAATTCTGTTACACAAAGGTGAAGCATGGCTTAATGCTCAAAGCATTCTGAAAACAAAGATTGAGGTTACGGCAGTAGATTTGGCAGACTGCGGATACAACATTAATAATTTTGATGTCGGTATGGTCATCGGAGTTACATCTAGACCTCATTCGTTAGATGATCAGACCTTTGAATGTCTGGAGCAGTCCTTGGATCTACTTGCTCCTGATAAAGACAAACTTACGCTTGGCGGAGTTGTAGACGGTTTTACAATTCGTTCCCAAAAGGAAGCACGAATGAATACGCGGATTATTGAGCGTATAGATGCCAATTACACGACTAACAAGCGTCTCAATGATATTCGTACTTTACTCAATCAGGATATTCAAGAGAATTACACCCTCATTGAGCAGAATAGCGAAAGCATCACGTTATTGTCTGAGCAAGTAAGGAGCGTTGCTCATGTTTTCTATGAGCATCCTGTTCCGCCGTATTCGCAAGGTGACCTTTGGTATAATGGAAGAAAACGTTCCGCTATTCCCGGTTATGCTGTGCCGGGTTACGCCGTACCAAGTGAAACAGAAGAAATTTATATTTGTGTCGTAGACAGATCTGAAGATGAATCATTTTCAAGATCTGACTGGGAACGAGTTTACGATGCAAAGTTCAATATGATCGAGACTCTTAATACACGAGTCACAACAGCAGAAATCAACATTGATGCTGCGAACGGTCGTATTGATTTGAATGCTTCTGATATAGACAATCTCCATGGCGACATATCATCTGTAGAGATTGCTATGGATGCGTTGAATACCGAGTTAACTTTGAAGGTTGACAAGACCGATTACAATGCTGCTGAAATCGCATTAATGATTAACGATTCTGGAAGCACTATAAAAATACATGCGGATCATCTGCAGTTGGAAGGTGTTGTTACAGCTAACGAAGGATTCAAAATAGATACCGACGGATACGTTACTATTTCCGTTAACACCAGCGGACAAAAAGGAACATTGAGGCTTGGAAGTGGATCTTATTACGCTGGTGATGGTAGTTCACAATTTTCTGGTCCGGCATTAGTAATGAAAAGCACTTCTTCTAGTAACACTAGGGGAAACACTCTTTCGCTTTATACGAGTGACAACGGACCATGTTTGATAGAGGCGAATAATCGCGGATACGACGGACTCGAAATCGGTTCTTTGTATAAATCACAATCTAGCAGTCCATATTATACAACCAACGCGTTTTTTGGTAATTCGACAATACGATTTTCTTATGAACCCCAAGCGGGTCCGTGGGTAATAACGAATCGGTTGATGACGTTAGGCATTAGAAATGTTAATGGCGTGCGATCTGGAGGAAGTTTATCTACCGATGCCATTACTGCAAGCACCTTAAATGGTAGAGATATTTATTCGTCTGGATTCAAATCAAGGATAGTGAGCACGCCGGATTATGGTAACAGACTTTTGTATTGCTATGAAATGCCTCAGCCGATATTTGGCGATATGGGACATGGAATTACCGATGAAAATGGCGAATGTCTTATCTACATTGATGATATGTTTGACGAGACCATATGCACAACTATTGAGTATTCTATATTCCTTCAGAAGGAAGCTGACGGAAACATTTGGGTTGATGAAAAGTCAAATAGATATTTTGTTGTTAAAGGAGATCCAGATATTCCATTTTCGTGGGAATTAAAGGCGGCTCAGAGAGACTACGAAACCACTCGTTTAGAGACAGATTTCTCGCCAGAGATTGACGGCGACGAATTCGTGTTTGTAGACGATACTTATTGGGTCGATTTAACAAAATACATGCCCGAGCAGGAAGAAATATTACCAGATTTCGATACAAATCGGTATATAGAAGAACAAGAAAGATTATTGGAGGAGGGAGCTTATGAAACAGCTTAGTAGTTTTATGGTGTTGAATGTTAATGGAGGAGATAGGATCTCTTATACCTATGACGAGATCAATGAGGAAACTGGCGAACCAATTAGTCAGAACAATAAACAGAATTTTTATGTTGTCGATGACGGTCTTGAAGCGGATATCGAAAGTATTAGACAATACATTAGAGAGCATAAACTCCAAGATTAAGGAGGCGGTTTCAAAATGGATTTGAATAAAGCAATTCGTGAAACTAGAGAAAAGATGTTGAACGTTCTTAATACATCGGGTCTTCCGATCGAAGTTCTTCGTCTGATACTTAATGAGATTCTAGCTGCAGCCACAACCCAAGCTAATATGGAAATAGAAAAGAGGGACGCCGATGGCTCTAACTAAAGTAACGTACGTCGACTATGACGAACAGAATCCAATTACAGCCCAAAATCTCAATGATATTCAGGACAATATTATCAACACCACGTCCTATATTACTTGCGACACAAATGCCAATGTCGCAGCAAAAACAGCGCAGTTGTCTAGCTTTAGTTTGATAGTAGGCGCTACAGTACGTGTTAAATTCACTAAAACAAACACCGCTTCGAATCCCACTCTTAACGTAAACGGCACCGGAGCAAAACCCATTTATGCAAACACAGGATCTCCTGTAGGCACCACTCCGGATACCGCTTGGGCCGCAGGGGAAATAGTTGAGTTAGTTTACGATGGAACTAACTGGGTCAGACCTGCCGGAGCGATGGGTTCTGTTGGTTCGTTAGCCGATCTGCAGACCACAGCAAAGAACACTATTGTAGCGGCAATCAACGAAGTCAATGCGGAAACGGATGTCATTGATAAGCTGAATGCGGTTGTAGTGGTTACGCCGTCTTTTAGCTCACTTCCTCAAACTTTTACAGATCAACAGCTCACGTTTGAAAACGGAAATCATATTACTCCAGACCTTATCTGTGGTATGTACGATTTTCGCCTGAGCAATCCAAGTGTTATGCTGCCTCCCTGGACAATCAACACAGAAGTGCCAGGGCAGATAACTATTAGTGGAAATATGGCGACAGGGTCTACAACTGTAAAGTTATATTTACGTCACAAAGATGTTGCCCCGCCCGAAGGAGCCGTATCTGTTGATTACGTAGGTGTACATAGCATCATTAAGGTAGAACTGACCGACATCACATCACTGCCTGTAACCTTTACAGGACTTACTGGTGTGACCGCACAGCATGAAGCGTTGGTTGATAACTATGGTGTCATTACACCGAAGAGTTCAGCAAATGGTGACTGGTCGTTTAGCTGTGGAACAGAAAGCGTAACGATTAATGGTACGTTCAACGGCTCTACACCGACAACGGTCAAACTAACATTGTGCATACCCGACAACAAGATAACAGCATCTGCAACAGGAGGTGAATAAAATGGGTGTATCAGAAATAGGATTTCCACAGAATGTGGTTTACAAGCAACGGATTCAGACATCCGACACACTTCCTGTGACGATTGGCGCAAGTAAATACTGTGAATTTCTTTTTGATATTGACGCAGGCGACCGAATGACACCGCTCGGCATTGTCGGATGGGGATGTGATGATAAGACGCAGGTATTTCTTCTAGACTTCTACATGGACAACGACCTTCAGACCGCAAAGTTAATCCTGAAGAATCCGTATGCCACTACTATTGCCATCAACAGCCTGTACATTGATGTCCTTTACTCCAAACAAGGACTGGACATGAGCGAAGTCGATGTCGTGGATAACCTGACCACGGATTCTGCGATTGCGGCATTGAGTGCTAGGCAAGGGAAATTATTAAACGATGCAATCATGAATAAACATGTCGATTATTATACGCTCCTGTACTCTTCGATTACTCCAACGCAAACTACAAAGACAACGGAACAGAGCCGTAGCCTTGCAGAATGTAATATTTTATTTTTTGTCATCATGCGGGGTGGCTACATAAGAGTTACGCAGATAATACCATCCACACAGTTTAGAAATGGAGACTTCATTCCTAACTTGGCAGAGGTGGATTCGATTAACACGCAGCGATGGTACGAAGTAAGATTTGTGTCTGATACAAGTGTTAAACTTTTGAGCAGTAGTAATGCTACGGACGCATATATTTACATCTACGGAATTAGGCTTGTCTGATAAAACCAGTGCTATAGATTATATGGCTCAAAGAACAATGAAAGGAGCATTAAGTATATGGCTACACAAGGAGATGTTAAACCGCTTGGACAATATGTGGTTGAGCGTGTTGCATCAAGTTCAACACCAAAAACCGTTTCTGCAAACACCACTGGCGGGTCTTTAGATTTTCCGATTGCAAAATCAGGAAAAACGGCTATTGGAATAGTTGGAATAAGTGGAAACGGTACAAGTGCTCTGGCATTTGAAGATTTATATTTGGCTGATAATGCTACAGCAAGACTGTGGTTTAGAAATGTAACGCCCAATGCTGTAACCGTTTCTAGCATGTACGCAGATGTCTTGTATCGGGTAGATTCGTAAAGGAGGTATGCTAAATGGGTACTATAGAAAGAGAACCTGAAGTAATAGATAGCCTTACAAGCACTTCTACTATTGATGCGTTGAGCGCGAATCAGGGTAAGGTGTTAAAGGAGTTAATTCATCCAACAAAAACATCATCAACTTTGCTGAATCGTTCAGAACCAGTGAGTTCTGATGAAAACTGGCATTCTAATAGCGGAACTGTCGATATATCTGAGTTTACGAGTTTAGTATTAAAAGTTACACCGCATGGCTCAATCACAAATTGTGGCGAAATAGACATGCAAACCTTAAAAGCTATTGGCTCATTTTCGGTAAGTAGTTATTGGACAAATCACGATTTGGGAGTATTGTCAGTTGATAAAAACGGTAATTGGTCTATTACATGCAAGACATATGGTTTGGCTTTTGACTATGTACTGTTTGGTGTTAAGTAGAAAGGATAATGTGATAATCAACATCAAATAAAATCGACATTTCATTAATTTATAAACTATAAGAAAGGACGCTTCTATGTGGATCTATTACAACCCAAACCCAGCTGGAAGAAACGTAGGCGATTGTTCAGTCAGAGCTATTTCAGCCGCATTAAATGTAGACTGGGAAAC